TCAGAGAACACGACTCGCGAGAGACGTTCCTGCCCTCCGACAACGACCGTCCTCCAACTGATGATGTCCTCTGCCCGTCGCCCTATCCAGTACGGTCGTGGCGTCGTCATCCCTGGAGGTGGCTGGTCGGTCATCTCAACTTGAATCCCGAACCGACCAACGATTAACACTTCTTGAAATGCGGCCAACGCGAACGCCGTAATCGGCTTCGCCGTCAGGGTGACATCTTCAAGGTCTGCCTCTAGCTGCGAGGGAAACGTGATGGTCGGTTCAGATCGAAAGACAGCACCGAGCAAACCCATGACCGTTCTCGCCGTGGCGTTGTAGAACTCAGCCCGTTTCAGATACGCATTGTAGTCACCGGCTATCGATGGCAGGTAGTCCTTCCTTTTATCCTTGACGGCATCGCTACCTTCAAAGCAGTCACGACACCGCTGCCATCGTGGAAGGGAGTGTTGATATTCAAGCCTTGGAGAATTCACCGGCATCGCTATATCCCTCTATCGTCACTCGAACGGCTTCGCCACTATCACCACAAGACTTAACGTGAACCTGGACAGTGCTACCGCGACCCATCCTGCACACTTCATTATGCCTATCAGGATGCGTCCGACGCTGCGAATAACAGACGCCATGAAGAAAGACACCATCACCCTCGCCGCTTGCATCACAGATCACCATCACGATCTAGTTCTCGCTTCATGAGGTGTCGCATATACAAGGACTTCTTGAGTTCGATTTTCTGCACTGGCGTCAAACGACTAGGAGCGGTGACAACAGGCCGTTCTGCCTTCACGTGTACATGTTCCTGTTTACGCTTTCGATTATACGACTCGCGTAAGATAATCTCAGCAACTCTTCGCCTGAAGGCTTTAATCTTTTCAAGACCAGACACCGATTGAACGTCGCCCTCGCAGGCGCTCCGCAAATATAGGTAGGCACTACTTGTCATCTGGCAATCCTTCGCCACCTCATCAAGAGGCACCTGCGTATTATCAGCCATTGAAATCAGAAATCGTGCCTCGCTCTTTTCCGAACTGCCGATACGATTCGCCTTCCGGCACACCCATCGGACATCCTGTGTGTTGAATGATGTCCGGCCAAGATCACTGTCCTCCTCATCGACGGGCCGTCTCCATCTACCCACGATACAAACTACACCACACTACTCTTGTGTCGGTGTAACTTTCCCTCGCACGATAAATGTCCCAACAGCGATCAACGTGCTGAGGGTGACACTTAACTGCTCGGCTGTTAAATCAAGACCGAACGCGCCAGCAAGCGCAACCGCGACACCAATCATGCCATGCCATGCCACCGGTTCCTTCCTTGGCTTGATCATATATTGCACCGCCTTTACAACCGTCTCTCGGTGGGACTTCTCGACCTGCATGTTGCTCAGTACGTCAGACACGACGCGACCGACAACCCATCCAGCAAGTCTAGACTTAACGCTCATCGGTGACTAGTAAACAATATGGCGTCGCGTAAGTATCGAGGAAGGTTAATGACCCATTCAGGGAACATCACCCACGCTAACGCCGCGATAAACAACAACCATGCACCACACGCGACCATGATTTCAATTGCGGGGTTGACCTTATCCATACGAACTCTCAGATCACTCCGTAACTTCTTTATAAGCAATGCTCATACTTCACGCACGGCGACCGTTCTCGCCTTTCGCCTGCTGAGCGCTACGTCATCAAAGGCACCCGCCACTGAGTCCGCTTGATCATCGTGCGTGGCATCTGGCACGCCTGACATCTCTTGCAGCCAATCCTGCGTCCACTCGGCTCGCATGATAGCGACGTTCCCCGCTTCAACCTGCACCGCAAACGGTCGCCACCGAGTTGTCTTCGCCCCGCTCGGACTCTTTCCCGCGTAGTCATACCCTGCAAGCATCTGCACGTGATTCGCAATGACACTCTTCCCGCTCGACCCTGGCTCCTGCTCCTCTCGGACCTTCACCGTGCGACCGTCTAGCTGAGCCGTTCTCAGGATTGTGGTATCCACCACGCCTGGAGTCCATCGACCCCGCACCACATCCTCGACGTAATACATGCCGTCATCGAACTTCGAGAGCTTCGTTCCCACCGTCCAGTCAGGATCTTTCCCTGGCGTAAACTCCGTTGCCGCACAGTCCCAAAACCTTACCGTGCGAAGTCGTCCCTTCACCGGAAGCCCCTCGACAATCTTAAATGAGGCACGTTTGAACATCACGCCCGACTCTGGCTGCGGGTTCTGGTTGTCTTGCGTCTCGAAGTCTCGACCCTTGATTCGCTTATCCTCATCAACCTCTTGCTGTCCTTTTCGTTCAGGACAGAGCAGTTCTCCCGCTGTGGTGCGCGGGTCTTTGAACCCGAGACTGGTAACGGTAGACCGCTTGGGATCGTATTCAGTCGGAAGCAACAAGACCTCGTACTTAAACGTGTCAATCATGGCAGCGGCGATGTCATCCTGGTGGCCTCTCTGCATGATGCAAAACCGGCACCCCGTCTTCGGCGAGTTCAGCCGTGAATGCCAGACCTTCGTATAGAACTGATGGACGCTAATCCTCGCAGCGTCGGTGTGGACATCGTTAAGGCTGTGCGGGTCGTCCAGCCCAAGAAAGTCAGCGCCGTGACCAGTAACCGTGCCGCCAACCGAAGTAGATATCCGGTAGCCTCGCTTAGTGTTTTCATAGTGTGTCTTCACGTTCTGATCGGTAGTGAGCTTATATCGCCGACCCCATCGCTCCTGATACCACGCCGAGTCGATAACCCGACGACTCAGGACGGAGTGTTCCTGTGAGAGCGCTCCAGAATAGGACGCATACAGGAACCGGAGTTCCGGTCGTCTAATCCAGACCCACGGGTTAAAGCAGACCGACGCCGTGAGGCTCTTCGTGTGCCGTGGAGGAATCAAGACCAACAGGTTGCGAATCTGTCTATTCGCCAACGCCTGAAGATGATCACAGATCGCCTCGATGTGCCAGCCGCCAATAAACGGCTCCTTTGGTTCGATAGTCTGCCAGACCTGCTCGATGAACCGATACAGTTTCCGCTCGGCGAGTTCAGTCTTTACTATGCTCGGCTCGGTTCGCGGCGATGTCATGGATACGGTCAAGCTGCTCCAGTTCCTCGGTAGTTAAATGGGCCAGGTGGCCCGTAGCTTCCACCTTCTCCTCGACGACTTCTCCGGCCTCTCCACGCGCCTGGCGCTCAACCTTGACGCCGACTTCCAGTAACCGGCTCATGGCCGACGGAGTCATCCCCTTGATGGTTTCATCTTGAAGAAGGTTTAAGCCCTTCACAATCTTTCCAGTCAGCGCAACGGCTAGCGCGGCGTGTCGTTCGTTCATCTTCTGGATGGCCTTGGTCTGAGCAATGCGGTTCTGCCTGTCCTGGTCATCGCCCCATCCTGCGGTGCGCTCGACCCAGTTCCATTTCGCACTCCATCGTTCAAGGAGTTGTGTTGATTTACCCAACTCTCGCCCTACTTTCACCAAACTACGGGCCGGTCCCATGTCACGATAGATGCAGAACGCCTCGAACGCCTTGCGACTCTCGTAAAGCCGTCGCTCCCACGGGTAGCGAGTCGAGCTTGCCCTCGCTTCCCGGAGTGCTTCGAGACGTTCGCTCTTGGATATACTCACGGGAACAAGATGATGAGAGATCGGCAATTACTTGGTTCTAATCTCATCTAATAATTTCGCAGAGACACCATCAACGTAAGTCTTGTTCAGCATAGGATGGTCCTCATCCGATGGTCCCATGTCTGTATCTGGATGCCATGCGATCACATCAAGTGATTGATCTTTAGTTTGAAAGGCGTGCTTGGTTCCTTCAGGTAGTAACCACACCATCCCCTTTTTTAATTCAATACGCTGGTCGGGCAGATTGCACCATCCCTGTCCTCGAATAATCAACCCACACCTGACGCTCTCATGCGTGTGCATCGTTTGATTGATGCCAGGTGGAAAATGCAGATGATTAAGACATGGGTCACCAATCTTCATCGGCCCTATTAGGAGCGTGTCGGTGCAGCCGTCGATGTATTTCAATCGTCCGGTTTCTTCTATAGGA